TTAAAAATGTCTATATAGTGATCTTCTATTAATTTAATCAATTTTTGGAAAACCGAATTACCAAAACCTTTTATATCTGTTAGACCAAAATAGATCTTTTTGTTTTTCATCACAAAAAGCTCATTTAAATTTCTAATATCTGGTACAGATATGTCGATATCCATTTCGTTAGCATTTTGTACAAGTGCCTTGATTTCAGCCTTTGGGTCTATTTTATCTTTGGCAAATCTTAGATATGAAGCAAAGAAAATCCTGGGGAAATGAGCTTTAGTATATGCTGAAAGGTACGCATTCATGGCATAGCTCACAGCATGACTTTTATTGAAAGAATATCTCTGGCTTTTCTCAATCCAACCAAAAATTTCCTCTGCTTCTTTATCTGATACAATTTGAAGTTTTTTGGATCCTTTAATAAATTTCTTTTTAAGCTTAGCCATTTCTTCGGGTTTTTTCTTACCAATAGCTTTTCTCAGACTATCAGCCTCTTGTAAATTAAAACCAGCAATTTGTTTAGCTATCTGCATGGCTTGTTCTTGATATATCATTTCTCCATATGTTGTTTTGAGACTGTCTTCTAAGGCCGGATGATAATAATCAACAGATTCTTGGCCATTTTTTTTATCGATATAGTGATTGCTTACACTTTTGCCGTCGCGGAAAGCTTCAAGGCATCCGGGTCTCAAAATGCTGATTAATGCAGATAATTGTTCTATGTTTTCTGGTTTCAATTTTTTAGACATAGTTTTACCTAGTCTAGATTCTAGCTGAAAACAACCCTTTGTATTGCCATCAGATATTAAACTCCAGGTTTTAGGACACTCTAGATTAATAGGACTATGAATGGGATCAAAAGACACTTTGAGATTATCCTGGTCCAAAACATCAAAAGCACAACCACAAGAATATTTGAAAGTTTTCATTCTTTGAAGGAACCCTTAAATTTGATATTGTTGGCCAAACGTCTATGTAATTTCATAAATCTAATCATGATTTCCGCACTATCTCTAATATCCTTAACTGCATCATGAGCACCTTCTTTTGATATGCCAAAATAATCTCTGACAGAATCTAATGAATAACTTTTCAGCTCATTATTTTGCTCAAACCAGTAGAACATCAAATTAATTATATCGATAACGTCTCTGGGGAAAAATATAGAACTTCTACCTTCTTTGTTCGTATTGCCATGTTTAACAGACAGTCTGTCTATTATAGGCAAATCAAATCTGTAAATATTGTACCCCGCCGCTATAGGTGCAGAAAACTGGCTTTTTCTAGATGATCTGCTATGGTATTTATCTAAGTAATCAACAAACATTTTCCAGGAATGTTCTTGGGCGGGATTGTTTTTCCATTTTTCTAATATGTCAGCTTTTGAACATCCTGCAACCCTAGCATGAAAATCGACAACATCTGTAGTATACTCATACTTCGGGTCTGCTGCAAGACTCTCCGGCTTAAAAGTAACATTAAACTCAGAGTTTGGAATTATATCTAATTTTATAGGGTCTACCATAACAGCAGCTAGTTGGACAGGACTACATACAGATGGATCAGATCCGTCTGTTTCAAAATCGAATACGCAAATTTTATTATAGTTAATCACATCATTCCTCAATTACATTGACATCCGAAACAGGTATTATCATAGTTTTTTTATTAGTATCTGATGCTAGAGCAGCATTATTTACTTTGCAGCAAGTAATTCGTTCGTCTTTTATTTTTACATATTCTTTTTCTTCAAAAGTGAACTTTGTACCTACTGCAATATCCACAAAACGAACCATATTAATCTCCTTTTTCTAAAAGGTTTTGAATAGTCATAATTTTATCTAACATTGCTACCCCAAGAATATCAAATTTGATAATTCCAATAGACTCTAGATCTTGCATCTCCATACCAGCAATCATCTGTTTGTTTTTTGAGTCATAAACCATAGGACATATTTCTCCAAGGGGTTTAGAGCTAATTGCAATGCCAGCAGCATGTTTGGATTGATTAGACTTTACGCCCTCTAATCTTATAGCCTGCTCAAATCTTTTGGCAAGTGGTCCATGCAATTGACCCTTTTTATCTAGGTGGCACCATTCTTTAAGTTTGTCTCCATTGTTTTCTAATGTCCATTTGATAATCGATGCTTCTCCAGTTTCATCTTTCATTGTCTGAAGTTCGTCTGCAATTTTGGCCTCGTCTGGAATATTTTTCGTAATCTTATTCATTTCTTCGAAAGATATATTTCCATAAACCCTCAATACGTCTTTTAATGCTCCACGACCTTTTATTGTATTGAAAGTTATCATTTGAGAAACCTTATTATCTCCATAAGTATTTTTGATATATTGAATAATATTTTCTCTTTTGTTAATAGGTACATCAACATCGATATCAGGCATAGAAATATGTTTATCAGTGTTTCTACCAGCATTATAAAATCTATCAAACATTAAGTTATACTTAATAGGATCAATATTAGTAATACCAATGAGATAAGATACTAAACATCCAGCGGCACTTCCTCTACCAGGACCTGGAAGCCAATTATTCGAACGTACATAGTTAACTATATCTTGTACTATTAAAAAATAGCTTGAAAGATCGGCACCCTGAAGCACATCAAGCTCATATTTAATTCTATCTGCATATTCTGTGTGTCTTTCTTTGTCTATTTGATTGGCTATTTTATCTCTCCAGCCATTGCGACATAGTTGCCTCAAATATTCTGCATCGTCATATCCTGATGGACAAGGAAATGGAGGTAAATTTGGTTTACTTAAAATATCATACTCTTCACACATAGCATCTATCAAATTAGTATTTTCTATTTCTTCTTCTGTGTGCAGATTATTTATTTCTTCTTGAGAAAGTATATGAAAATTATCTGAAGAAAAAAAGGCACCCAAACCTATATCTTCGTTATTATTGAGTTTACGATTAATATCTGGAAAAGTAGTCTTAAGATTATTACACAATAATACTCTTTGGTCAACAGCATCTTCTTTTTTACAATAGTGTGCATCAGGAGTGCAAACGGTTTTTGTGTTAGTAAGTTTAGACAATTCTCTTATGCAGTCTGTGAGGCTGGACTGGATTTCAAGATTATCCCTATCCATTAGTTGTGCCTCAAGAAAAAAATTGTCTTTACCAAATATATCTTTAAAACGATCAATATATTCTATGCCGATATTTTTCCAATTGGATACTATGGTATCATTTTCTACAAGCTTATTTGCTAATGTTGATCCTAAATGTCCACATATGCCTATCAGATTGCCATCTAGCATTTCTCCTAAACGATCCAGGTCTAATCTTGGTTTATGATAATAATGTGCTGGCTTGTTGGATTCTGATACAATTTTAATCAGACTTTGCCAGCCGTCATAATTTTTAGCAAGCACCAACAGATGAGATAGTTTTCTATTTTCTTTAGACTGCACAGAGGCATCTTGATCACAAATATAAAGTTCGCATCCAAGTATGGGTTTGATACCTCTACTCTTCATTTGTGTATAAAATTTAATAGCACCAGCAATATTTCCGTGATCAGTTAGGGCGCAAGATTTTACGCCTATTTCTTCACATCTATCGGCAATTTGTGCTGGTTTACTGAGTCCATCCAAAAGACTGTACATACTGTGTACATGCAAGGGTATATATTTCTTCATAATTTATTCTGCGCTACCGGGAGCCTTGTACTGTCCAATATTATAGCCGGGACGCTGGTATTCGTCAACTACATTGTTTATACCCTTAATACCAATATCATGCTTTATTTGTTCGCATATGGTCATATTTTGTCCAAGCGGAGTTATTTGGTTTTCTCTATATTCGACACTAGGCAAATAGTCTGTACCTTCAAAAGTAGTCTTACCAAAATGACACAATTTGGTACATTTCCAACTTTTATTTAGTTTAGGATTAATGTCATTTTTTATGTCTTCAAATTTCTTACGAAGCATCATTTCTACTTGATAAATATGGCTCTGATCAAAACACACAGAATACATACCACCATCATTAATAAAGTTAATAGATACAATTACATGTTTAATATCTGGGTATAATTTATGTATAGCATAATAGTATAGCATTAACTGGGGGTCTTGATGTAGTTTTTCTAAAGTTTTTTCTTGACCTGTAGCCCAGTCTAGTCTGCGGCCAGTTTTCCAATCTATGATTTCATATGTATCATCATTAACCTTAGTAATTAGATCTATTGTTCCTTTAATTGCAAGATTACCTTGAAGATGGCCCTCTTTAGCATTGTAGTCGTACTTAGCCCAATCTTTTTTGATTTCTATATCAAAGTGTTGTTCGGGCTCTACTATATCCCGATTGCGTGGATCAAACATTCCATCACTATATTCTAATGCTTTATGAATCCATTTATCGCAATCTTTAAAATCTCTCGCTGTCCATTCGTGATGAGTAAATTGAGAAGTATAAAATTCGTAGACTTGTTCAATAATAGTATTAAGATCATAGTTAGTAATATCAACAGGGCCTATAATATCATCTTCAAAATAACGATTATTTTGTTGTTGATTTAATTTTATAAAGGCCAATATCTCAAATACTTTGTGACATATAGTTCCCTTGTCTGCTTTTTTGTTTGATGGAGATCGATGACCTAAATTATATTCGATGAAGTATTGCATAGGACACATGTTATGTGTACCATATGAACTGCTTCTTATGTATGTTACTATAATGGTAATACCCCTTTGACTTTAAGGAAGCTATATATGAGTTCATTTTTTTGTCCAATACTTAGATCTTTGTTGTCTATCAAGAAATCAAAATTTGATTGATCGTATTGGTCTTCGTCCAATGCTATCTCGCTTTCGTGCCTAGATTCGTACAGGTTTCTATTAAGTTTAATAACTAGCCCACCAGCATTTTTAATAGCCTCAACCTCGTTAGGAAAGCGGCAATCTGCTATTAAGGCCAAAGGCAGATTTTCATCTTGTATTTTTCGAATCGTGGCATCGGCCCAAACATTGTGCTGCATTTTTCTGAATATATTGGTCCCCACATATTGCATAACTTCTCTAGCTGTCATAGATTTACCACTATCTGGCCAAAGACAGTCAACATATTGATTTTTACTTTCATCAGAACCATAGCATTGTTCATAGGTTAAGCCTAATATGTCTATGCACATTTGCTTTAAAGGATCAGCGAAATTATATATGGCAGAATTTTTTTGTATAGTTTGCGAATAAACATTAGCAGTAAACTCACATGCACTAGTCTTACCGGATTGTTTTCTGCCAGCAAAAGCAATAATCATATTATTCCCCTAATATATGCCTTAATTTCATTATCGATTTCATTTTTTGTCATTTCGGCCACATCGCTTTTAGATATAGATGGTACGAATATTCTATATGTGTTTTGGCACTTTTCTTTGATTTGTAAAGCGGCCTTTTTCCCAGCATCATCATTGTCTGTTAAGACTATAATAGTCATTGCACCAGAAGAGTCTAAAATTATTTTTTGTCTATCGCTAATAGACGATCCAAAAATTCCAACACTATTATGTATATTATTTTCTTCTAATTTCCATACATTGCCAGGGCTCTCAACCAAAATAACAATACCGGTTTCTTGTATGTGTTTTTTTGCAAACCAAAAATTATATAGAGAATTTTGGCTTTTAAAATTTACACTATGTTTCCATTTTGAATATAGATATTTTTTATTATCAGCCGGGCAATCACCATTAGGATTATGATAACAGCTACATCTATGACACTTTTCATGTATACTTCTACCAGAACAGCCGACCATATGAAGATATTCTGGATCATAGACAGGAACAACAACTCTATCATACATTTCCTTATTAGGGTTACCGCAATATCCAACATCGTATCTATCTAATATTTCCGATGAAAAATTTCTATCTATATAATATTTTGCAGGTATTTCTAAAAGTGGTCGAATTTTATTTCTAGTTAAAAGATTTGATCTGTCTATATTGATGCTATTATTTATATGACTAATAGTATTAGTGAATGCACTTTTATTCCTAGTAGATTTGGAGACTTTGATATCTCTAAGGTCTTTTTTAATAAACGATGTAATAAAGTCTATTGTTTCTTTAAATGTGCAAACTGTATCACCCTCTTGAGACCAATTATAGTTGCGACTAGAAAGTAATCCTCTAACAAAGCCTATGATAGATCCTTTAAAAATATTTTCGCATTGATGTGTCCTGCACTTCCAGTTGCCCCTATAATTATCTCCTTCGACATATAGGTTTAATGCCCCGGTATTATCTCCATCATGAATGGGACATGACATTGAAATCATTTTGCCGTGATCTTTATAGTCTAGCTGAAAATAATCTAATAATTCTTGTATATTATCGCAAAGTTCATCACAGACTATTTTTAATTTGGCCTGATCATTCAAACGGGATTTCTTGGTCATTATCATTTGCATCCTCTACTATAAAGCCATCATCATTACTGTTAGTGTTATTGATTAGTTCCAATCGGGTTTTGCCTTCACTTATTTTAGCACACCATCCTTTCATATGACAATTAATATAGTCATTATCATCCAACCCACCACCATGTCTACTGATAAGAGGAACTAACTTACGATTGCCGTTGCTGGGACCATCTTCAGCAATTTCTTCTGGAGTTTTCCTTTTGAAGATACTGAAATTGCTACATAACCAAATGATTCTATCTGATCCACTAGCAGTATCTGTACTTTCTTTTGTAATACCGTCTCGATTTAATTGTACAAATGCTACTATAGGCACCTTGTACTTGGTTGCAAAATTATGTAGCTGAGTCATCATAAATCCTAATACCTGATATTCTTTAAGATCCTGACTCATTCCTTGGCTGTCCATAAGTTTTAGATAGTCATAGAATATTACGCAATCTTTAGCTGTTCCATCATCGTTTAGGCCAACCTCTTTTAGCAACCATCTACGCATAATAGATAGTTGGTCTTCAAAGGGTTTGCCAGCGATAGATTTGTAATATAGTCTCGTCTTTTTTAGGTCTTTTACTGCTTCTTGTATCTTTAATGATTTGCTTGGCGTATCAGCAAATTTACCAGTTTCAATATGATTAATTTCTATTTCTGTCATCATAGCAAGCACTCTATTAAGATGATCCTCTTTAGTCATTTCTGTATCCATATTAAGTACAGGTATCTGCATCTTATTTGCTATATAAAAACCCATGTTGTCTGACAAAAGAGTTTTACCAGTCTTGGGCCTAGCAGCTATGACATTGACAGTGCTTCTTCTAAGACCGCCACCAATAGCTTGATCGTAAACAGGAAATCCTGTAGGTATACCTACTTGATCAACTTTACCACTAACTAATTCTGCTATATAGTCTTCTATATCTTCGCTGATAGACACTGGGTTATTATCAACATCATTTAATAGGTTTGTAAAATCAAATATGGTATCCTCGGCTAGACCCAATATGGAGCCAATAGACTCATTTCCTGTAATGTCCAAGATTTTATCTTGTGCTTGTTTCAATTGTTCTCTAAGAAGTCTAGCTATTTCAAGTTTTCTAACTTTTGCGGCAAATTTTCTGACATTTTCTAGATTCACAGGAAAATCTAATACCGCCTTAAGATGCTGCACTTCGTCTTTTTTGTCGAACACATGAGACAATCCTATCTCTTGTGCTGAGGAAAATATAGAGGCCACATCTATATTGATCTTTTCTTCTTTATCGAAGATATTTTTAATACACTGGAAGATAATCTTATTACTATCTATAGTAAAAGATGTGTCTTTGAGTATATCTGCTATATCTAAATATGCATCTTCGCCATATTTGCAGATGCCAGCAAGAACAGCCCTCTCGGCAGATGTATCGCACAAAATCATTAACCGGCACTCCTAGAACAATTATTACATTTGTATCTATTGGGTGTATCTGTAATAAGATTTGGATTAATACTTTCTGTTTTTCCACACACCCTGCACACAACTCTAATAGGATCAAATTTCCTAATTCTAGGAGTAGGATCATATTTTCTTAATTTTTTATCTATGGCAACATCTTCCTTATGTAGATGTGCCTCCATCATTTGATCAAATTTATTTTCTGTTTGTCTAGGCTTTCTGTCCACAGTTTTAATCGGAGTAGATTCAACACCCAATTCATCTTCATCAGAATCAGGAAGCATCTGTTGTAACATATTTATCATTTGTTTAATTTGCTTAGGTGATAAATCATCCATTGCGTAACCCCTTTGATCTTTGAATAGAAATAAGAATATCAGATAAGTTTTTAACTGAAGTAGCTAAATAGGTTAATCTGTCAGATCTTTGTTTAGCATACTTTTTTATTTTATTTAGTTTAGAAGCTCTGTCATTGTGCTTAATTGCCTGGCTAGACTTTTCTATATAGCCATATCCTTTGTAATTATTGATATCATCAGCAATAACTTCTTTTATGGTTTCATCAGCCCAGTTTAGCCTAGCCAATTCTCTATTTAAAGTTCTTTGAATATGGAAGCTAAATTGTGCAAGGCGAAATGCTATTTGTCCGCAGTCTTCTGGGGTGGTTTTTTCTAACACATCCCTACTCATTGTTAAATATCTTTGCAGTTCTTCTTCTGGTAGAACCTCTTCGATATATCTAGGAAGACCAATACGATTTTCATACTCATCTAAAAGACCATCCCATGTTTCTAACTCTTCTTTGGTTGTTTTATTCATTGATTATTCTCTCTCTCCACTGCTCTATTTTTTCATTAAATGGAAGCTCTATGTATTGAATATCGTTTAATTCACACCATTCTCTTTTTTCTGTATCTCTTTTCTTATGTCTCAAGAAACCGAGCCTATCTTTATGAAAAAATTTACTGTACTTATAATGCTGTTCACCATGTATCTCTATGCATTTTCTATTGAGTGGCAAATAAAAATCTAGAATTAATCTTTCTCTGAGTCTTAACGGTATTACTATTTCTTCAAGAATTTGCAGTGTTGGAAAACATTCTTTAATTAGAGTTCTTGCCTTTAAATGTAGAGAAGATTTATTGTTGGCAGATCCATGCGCTATGCCTCCCAATAATTTCCAATGATGTAAGTTGCCGTCTAGGTCTTTGACTTGCATGAGATTCCCATGGTGCTTCTGAGTTCTTCCATTAGTTTATCATAAACTTCTGCATTGTCAACTACAAACTGTCTTAGTTTTTCTGTTCCTTGAAATTTTGGTTTATCGTCTATAGAGGATAGAGTGTACCAGGCGCCTCCTTTAGATATAATACCAAAATCTATACAAAGAGTAACCAATTCCATAGCTTTATCAATACCTTCTCCATATCTAATAAAGCTTTTAATATTGCCTCCGGGAGGTCCCAACGCAGAACACAAGACTTGCCAATCTACTTCTTGCCCTATTTGTGGACCATCAGCACCGCTATGCCATGCTTTAAACATTTTGGCCCTCATCTTTACATCTGTTTGGTAGGCAATAGCCTGACCGCTTTTTTCTTTCCACTCTACATTACCGTAACCAGGATTACCCATCAAATGAGTAATACCAATAACAATATTTTTATTGACAGGTATAACATTCGCAACCTTTCGACAAAACTTAGCCAGTAACTTGGCTCCGTCGGCTCTTTGCATTTTATCCATGCTAGACGTAATTTCTGCTTCAGTACATAGCGCAGAATAGGAGTCGATGATTAATATCGATCCTGGTTCTTCATTAATGATCCGTTCAGCAATTTGTAAATATTCTTCAGCGTGTAGAATTTTTCCTTGTTGTGAACCGATGACTTGAAATCTGTCTAGATCTAACGCAGGTATTCCTTCTAAATCCCTTTTTTTTAATCTACCCTCAATATTTAGATAATACACCTGTCTGGGATTTTTAAGATCTCCCTGATATTCTGGCTTTTGTGCTGTAGAAGCAAAATCTAGAGAGGTAGTAGTTTTACCGCATTTAGGCTGTCCTGTGAAGATAATAAAACTACCTTCTGGAATACCTCCATTTAAAACTATATCGATTGCTGGACTGACCGGAATGACAATAGATTCTCTATCCACAATAGAAGTGGCAGACATCATTATTTGATCGCCAAATTTTTTCTTTACATCTTCTTTGAGTGATGTCATATTATTCTAAGTCCTTGAGTTTAGAAACTATACCTTTTTTAACATTATTTTTGCTATAAGAAACTTCTTTTTTCCTGTTGACTTCTTTCGTGAACAATTTGTTCTGTGATTTCAGTTTTGTTTCTTCTTGTTCTATGATAGCTATAAGATGGGGTGCCCGCAACGAGTAAATTGATTTACCCTTTGGTGTTAAGAGAGCATTTACAATTGCTTTATCTGAATACGTTTTAAGTAATTTATATGCTGTGCCTATTTGATTACGAAAAAAATTTGCCCATTCTTTCGATAGCCAAAATCTATAATGAAGATCTTTTTTGTCTTTTAAGGCCTTTCTTTCACAAACAAGCTCTGTGATATACTTAGCTGCACATACTGGCTTATCATTTGAATATTTGGAAATATATTTATTTTGACTCATTTTTTTTGTCAACAAAATGTATCGATTCTGCCAAATCCTGTAATTCTTTTTCAAGTGTATTCCGAAACTGATCAATTTTATCTTGAATATCGCATTTAGCAGGTACAGGGATGTGTATGTATCCATCCACTAGAGGCTCTACAGATGTTAGTTGTCCTTTTTCGTTTGCAGATGATACCTCACCAAATATTCTCATTCTGATCTCTCTCGGAAAATCTGTTACTTTTCTTTTATGTATTGGGTCTTCTAAAAATTTCGGGTCTTTATCTAAAGATTCTTTCAGTACTTTTTTTCCTCTTTCTTTATCCTGCTCAAATTCTTTATCAAAATGCTCTTGCATTTTTTCTTGAACTTTGGCCCATACTTTTTCTTCTTCTTCTGATAGACCTAGATCTAGCTCTAGCTCTATATTATCTTCTGGTTCTTTATCTGGCATTATATTATCCTAATGGCTTGAATATATTTTTGTTGATCTGTCTTTTTGTATTATTCTTTTTTGAGTTTTCATCATTAACTTCAGATGCTTGCTTGGTCATAATAGCAACTTTATGTTTACCTGACTGACTTTCTGTAATCATTAGGTTTTTAGAATTAACATTTTTTGATACTACTGAAGACGAGGTTTTTATTTTACTTTCATCCTTAACTTCCTTGATTATCTTGTTTATCTGCGTATCTGTAAGTTCCAGTTCATTGGATATTTTTGAAACATCCCAACCCTGGCTATTGAGCCATAATGCTGCATATTTTTGTGTCCTGTTTACTCGTGGCATCATTCAGCCTCTCTTTCTGCATTATATAGGAACGCCATATTCTTAGTTTTCAAAAATTGAGTATACCAAGTAAAGGTTTTAGTATTAACCGTTTTAAACTTATCGTTCGACGACTTGCATACGTTATCTAAAAATGTATTCGATTTTTCTTTGCCGTAAATATGAATAGGATTGTAAAGTTTTCCATCAGCTCCAGTCCTTATAGATAATTTATATGATCCATCTTTTTTTTGTGTTTTTTTGGCATATACTTTTTCGTCTAGAACATTTCTATATGGTTGACCGTCTAATATTAGATCTTGCTCTCCGATCATAGTATAGTACTCATTTGTTAAAAGATTGTCTTCTACAGAATTTTCGTGTTTGTAGATATTATCTGGTTGAAAAAAATCCATATTATCTCCATTTTATCTTATGTTTAGGCTTTTTGATTCTTGACATACCCTTTGGAAGTTCCTTTGCTAAATCTTGATCTTTGTATTCATTGTGTTTTTTATCTAGGTGGTTTTTTTCATCATTGCTCATTTTATCTCTATTCCTGTTCGCTAAATCTCCTAATGTCTTTAGTTCACTATCAGACTTTTTAACAGAGCCATTTATAGTTAACATATCTTCTTGATAGAATCTAGAACAGCTAGATTTGCAGCTGGAACATTTTTCTTTTTCTTTATAGTTAGAAATAGTGGAAAAAATCTCAAAAGGTATTTCGCATTTGCTACAAAAATATGTATAGGTAGGCATTATCTCTCTATTTCTCCCACATATAGCTTCCACTCGTTTGGTATGTTTTTCCTTATAGTAAGCAATTGATGGCTTACATGCAAGTATTTTGTTGTTTTTTGTGGAGCATATGGTTTGGTTTTTAACATCATATTAGCTTGTTGTGGAGTTTTATTACCCTTTTTGCAATTACACTTAAAGCATGCTGTAACAATATTTGTCCAAGAAGTCGGGCTTTGTTTAGCATGTGGCCATTTTGATTTTGGTATTACATGGTCATACGTTAATTGATTTATTGATGGTTTAGTGCCGCAATATTGACATGTATAATCATCTCTTATAAAAAGATTTTTTCTAGAAAAATTAACCAATTGACTATTCACCTTAAAATATTTAGTAGTTTTTACTACAGCAGGAATTTTTATTTTCTGTTGCTGAACCCCTGTTACATAATCGTCTTTATAAATTTCAATGATATCTATACCGGTATATTTGCTATTAGCATACCGATAAGACCAAATCATAGCTTTTTTCCAATCAATAATACCTATTGGAGAATAGTCAGCATTTAATACTAAACAGTCATTATGATTTCTCATAACCTATCCACTATGTCTGCGATAATTGGATTTCTAACAATGTCTGATATTTCTAGTTTGGAAAAACCAATACTATTCACACCATTAAGACGATCGATAATTTGTCTAAAGCCTTCTTTATTATATCTTTCTAGATCAGATTGGTCTAGGTCTCCTGTTAGTACCATTTTACTATCGATACCTATTCTTGTCAATAGCATTTTTAACTGATCATATGAAGCATTTTGACATTCGTCTGCAACAATAAATGCATTATGAAAACTTCTGCCTCTCATAAGTCCCAGAGGAACTATTTCAATTTGCCTTGTATGCTTTAGCTTGCCAAAATGTTGAGGTTTAAGAAAATAATCTATTTCATCAAACAACGGCAATAAATAAGGATGTAATTTTTCTTCTGCTGTTCCGGGCAAAAAGCCTAATTTTTCACCAGCTTCCACCACTGGTCTTGTAATAACAATTTTCTTAACTTTCTGATCAATCAAGTATTCTAAGGCCATGCCTATGGCTATATGTGTTTTACCACTACCTGGCACACCCTCACAAAAAGTGATAGTATTTTCAGCTACATTACGTATATAGTCTTTTTGATTTATGGTTCTTGGCTTAAGTCTGTTTTTAAAGCCTACAACTATATCTTCTGGCTTTTCAAAACCATCTTTTTTATTGTCTAGGACGCTGAAATTTCTATCTGTATTATTTCTATTTTTTCTTTTTCTCAATGTTGTACCTTTCAGAATAAAGGATT